GAAAAAATTCAGCAGTTTGAGAATTGATTTGTGCTATTGATGCTCCAGATCCATATAAATCCATTTTATATATATATAATATAATTAAATTATTTTATTTTTTTAAAATAATTTTTTCTCTCCTTCCGCAATTTTAGTTTCAAATCTTATATATGCCGTAGCTGGATTAGTTTGTAGATCTAAATACAAAAATGAATAAGGTTGATCTTCAATTGCTTTTTTATATAAATCCATAAATATATTAGGAAACATGTCTCCATATTCTTCAGCTATTTTTTCTAATTCTTTAGTATTTTGTTGTTTCATTATAATTACATCAGTCGCATTATTTCTAATTAATCCACTAACAGCTCGAAATGATTGAGTTGTAAAAGCAAGTAAACCTATTCCATAATGTCTAAATCTTGTAGCTAAAAATGATACTGCATTAGATTTTTTGAAATCTTTTGTTAAAATATCATCTAAAACTAATGCTATCGAAGGTCTTTCAAAATCTTCATATTTCTTTTGAGCTTCAATTATATCAGTAATCATTTCATCGGTGTAATGATCTTCACAATCAAAATATTTATTCATGAGTTTTCCTTTCGGGTCTGCATTTAAGGTATTTGAGATAATTTTTACAATATCAAACTTATCTTTATACATGTCCGGATTACATAGGAGATTTACTAGTAAATTACTTTTACCTTGCTTAACCGACCCAACTATCAAAAGTAGCGACGGGGGCTGGGGGAGATGAGGATGAATATCACTAAATCGATCATCTGGGTCGGGATCTTTAACTTTAAATACTTTGGGCGGTGCTTTATCCATTTATAATATATTATATATTTTTATTATTTAATTTATTCTTACATATTTCGAAATAATCTTGTTCTAATTCAAATCCAATATATTTACAATTTAACTCTTTACATGCTAATCCAATTGAGCCAGTTCCCATAAAAGGATCTAAAACAACTTTATCTTCTGTAGCTATATTATTTAAAATATGTTTATGAAGATTAACCGGTTTTTGAGCTGGATGATCTTTCTCTTTTGCTTTAACTACTTTATATTTGAATACATCTCCAGTTCCACATTTTATCGGTTTCATAGCTTGTCGCTCCCCGTATAAAATTAACTCATGCTGATGGCGGAATGTGTATCCTAAACTACAGCTTATTTTATCCCATACAAAACATCTCATTCTTTTTACAAATGGATAAAGATGTATATAAAATAAAGGATAAGAATCACTATTGCAATACATCAATATTACGCCATCATCTTTCAAAACTCGATCAATTGATTTAAAAAATATCTTGAACCAACTTTCTAACACACCCATTTCACTTAAAGTTTTTTTATATTTAGTAAGTGTTTTCGAATGTTCCGGTGGAATATATGGAGGATCAGTATACAATATATCTACGGATTTGTCCGGTAATTCATTCAGTAAATCTAAACAATCTCCACATCTTAAATCCATTATATATATTGAAAATATAAAAAAAATAGATTAAAAACCTACCAAAACCATCCGGTAGATATGTCTTTCTCTTTTTCTTTTTCTTTGATAAAATCTTTAATTATTGATATATCAGCTCTTATACTTATTAGATCCGTTTTGATTTTGTTAAGGTTTTGATTGATACTGTGAATATCATTTTTCACTTTCTCAATAGGTTTTGTCTCAAATGGATTAGGATAATCACTCATATATTTTATTGAAATATTTAAATTGAAATTAAAAAATAAAATATTTAATAACATGCAAAATATTCAAACTCCAAGACCTTTACCAGAAAACATAGATGATTGGAGTGATGAAATCGAGGAACTATTAAGTGAATGGGGTGAAATAGCTATGTGCTATGCTTACTTACATAATTATAGTACAAGAAAATATAAAAAGAAATATCAACATTTACAAATACCAATAATTGTATTATCTACTTTAACCGGTGTGGGTAATTTTGCTGTTGATAGTTATATTCCAACAGATTATCAACATGGATTTACCGCTGTTGTTGGAGGCTTCAATATATTCTGCGGTATACTTGGAACTCTAGGTTCATTTTTAAAATATGCTGAAACATTTGAAGGACATAGAATTAGTGCTTTAGCTTGGAGTAAATTGGGTAGAGCAATTGAGATCGAATTATCCCTTCATGATAAAAAGAGAAAACCTTGCAGAGATTTCTTGAAAGTTTGTAGAGCTGAATATGATAATTTACTTGAATCATCTCCAAATATAGATCTTGATATTATCACTATGTTTAATAAGAAGTTTGAAGATAAATATCCAAATGTAAGGAAGCCTATTATTTGTAATGGATTGAAAGCAATAGTTCCTTATAAACATCCAATAGTACAAACTAGAAGTGTTGAAACAATACAAGAAGAAGATGAAACTCAAGAGGTTGTTGAGCCTTCTATTCAAGTTGAGGAAGAAAATAATCAAGATGAAGAAAATCAAAATGCTAATCCTTAGAAAGTGTCTGGGGTAAATCTCTAAAAATATTTGTCTAAATCATTTTGTTTAGAAGTTTTTTTTTTAACATTTACCCCAGACACTTTCGATTAATTCTACTTTTGTAATTATTTTATAGAAAACAAAAAGAGAAATAAATATTTAATAAAAAATAATAATTTATAATAATTTGTAGAAAAATATTATCTAAATTATAACAAAAAGATATGAGTTTTATACCAGAGGTTAAAATGGATTTCATTCCAAGCGATGATGATGATGAAAATAATGAGAATATTACTACTGAAATGCAAGATTTCGATGAAGATAAAGATCTTACACAAGAAGAAATAGAAGAACAGAAAGAACAAATTAAAGAAGAAATTAAAGAAGTGATTCCAAATGCTAAATCCAAGCGAGAAGGAATGGATGTAAATGAGATCTTTAACATGCCTAATAATACATATGTTAAAGATGTAAAACTTACAAAGAAAGGGAAACCTAGAAAGCCTCGACCTCCTATGACTGAAGCACACAAAGAAAAATTAAAACTTGCAAGAGAGAAAGCTATGGCTGTAAGAAAAGCAAAAGCACAAGAAAAAAAAGCAGCAAAAGAATTAGAAAAAGAAGAGAAAGAATTATTGAAAAAACAAAAAGTAAAAAGAGTTAAACAATTAAAAGAAGAAGTAGAAGAAGATATCAAACCTCAACCAATTAAAGAAGTTGTAAAAGAACAAATGTTTTCTAAAAAAGATTTAGAAGAAGCTCAACTCAACGCAATAATGAATTACGAGAAAATTAGAAAACAAAGGAAAGAAAAAAAGAAAATCGAACAAGAAAAAAATAAAGAACAAGAAGCTTTAAAAGCTCAAATAAGAAGGGCAGTAGCTCCACAACAAGAATATGTGAATCCATTTGCAAATTGTTATTAGTTTAATTTAAACATTTTTTTATATTTCTTTATATTAGTATTACGATTAGTCGATGCCCCCCATAGTATATAATAACTTAAATGACCCGCCGACATATAATCGCCCCGATCCAAATCTTTCTTATGACGCTGTCTGTATTTATCTCTTTGTTTTTTATCTTTGGATAGGGTATAATCTTCATAGCGGCTATCACCGAATTGGGTTGTTTTTATCTTCTTTCCTTTCTCATCATAAAAAATAGCTTTTAACTTTTTATTTTTAGCTGTACCCTTTTCAATAATCATCTTTACCATAATTTGTATTATTATGATAAATATAAAAATATAAATTACAAAATTACTTTAAAGATTGAAATCCATTTTCATCTTCCTCGATTTCATATTCTTCTTCACTAACAGCAGATCCTTCACTATCACTTAATTTTTCTTTTCTAGTATATTTTGGAGGTTTATAATCTTCATCTATCTTTACATGTTCTTTAAACTCTGCAATTAAATCGGGACGCCCAAACATAGCTAAAACACTTGTGATTTCTTCATATGCAATTTTATCCATTATATACTTTAGATTAGAAAATAATTTTCAAGATTTTACATATTTCTTTAATATTTCCGCAACACTTAATTTTTCCTCAATATCTTTAGTAATTGATTCTATAATTGTATCACAAGTCCAATCATCGAGTAAAAGATCTGTAAACCACAAATCTTCCTTAAACCAATCATTATCTCCATCTATTTCCCAAGGTTGTGAAACTAAGCGTTCCAGATCATCATCGCTCCAACTGTGGAATATCTTCATTTTATATAATTATAATATATAATTTTAATTTAAATTATTTTTTCTTTTTTTTCTCTTTTTCTTCTTTCTCCCCTTCTTGCATAATATCTTGAAGTATATCTGTAGGAGTTTTCTTAAGTTTTTCAATTTTATAAATTACTGCTGATGTTTTATTAACATTAGCATATCTACCGTCGCTATCATGAATTGATGTAGTAATATCAGCTATCACAGTAGGCTTTGTAATTGTAAATTGAATATCACTAGGATTTCCAAGGAAATAATCACTCGCACCGGAATATTTATCAACTATACTAATTATAGGAAGATTTGCTCCAGTTGGATTACCTCCAATTGCACTATGACCTTCCAAAATATCACTTCTTATTGTATAATAAGGTCTTAAAACTGCTTTTTGAATATTTGTAGCTGTAATATTTGTGCTTGTAGTTAGAACATCAACTTCACTCCACAATTCGAGAGGAGCTTGTTTTACGGGATTATTTCTATCTGTATCATCTTCATCTCCAACAGTAGTAAATAAGAAATTACCTCCTCCAACTTTGGCTCTATAATCTACAATACAACTAGGATAAGGTAATGAAGTATAATACATGACTGCTCCATATTCATTAGTAATATAATTTTTTGTATCAGTTTGAACTACTTCAGCATTAGTAGTAGGTCTATATAAAAGATCACTATTTTCATTATCTACTCTTTTTGTTAATACATTTTTACTTGAAGCTGGAGCATTTGTAGCATTAAAATCAAAACCTAGAATATCCCACAAACTATCATCCCAATTATCTACATCAAAACCCCAATTATCAATATAAATACCTCCATGTGAATCAAAAACTTTATAAGGTTCTATAGCTTGATTAAATCCGTTGTATTTTTGAGTATTGAGACCGGCGGTAGATTGTTGAGTTTCTTTAGCTGTTTCTGGAAATACATTAGTTCGATATGCTTGATTTTCTCTTCCATAAGGCTTAAAGGTTGGACTAAATCCAAATTGAGTAGGTCTAGGATTTATCTTGTATACTGTATCACCGGCGTCTTGATTTAGAGATGGAGTTGCAATATTTCTTTCACTATAGTCTAAAGCTGGAGTTCTACTTTTACTATTAATTTGAGATGCTCCAGCATTAGCGTTTCTTTTATTTCCAATATTATTAGCTGTATGGAAGCGAGATAATTCAAATCGATTAGTTTCAGTATTATATCTTATCTCTGGATTATTAGCTCCAATATAAGTCATAGTTTGATAAGGATTGAAATCTGTTACTTTATTTAAATCTGTAGAGGCTCGAATAAAATTAGTAGTAGTTGGAAATCCATAAACAGCTGCTAAATTATTCCCAGCAGCATCTTGAAAATTGGCGGCACATCCAATATCACATTTAGCATATCCACTATAAGGAGTAATAATTGCCGTGCTATATGCTGAAGCATGATGATCGTATCCTATTCTCCTTCCTTCTTCTATACTTTTAAAATTAGGATCAACTGGAGTTGTATCTTCACTATAAAAAGCCGGAGGTATACCTCCAATCCCATCATTTACAATAGTTATAAGGAAAATATCATCTTGTCTAACTCCAGCAGCGTTATATTGAGGAAATCTTGTAGGTATTGCAAAGCCATAACTTAATCCATCCGCAACTGTTCCATTATGAACTGTTGGAGGTACAAAAAGATCTCTTTGTGTTTTATCATATCTAAAAAATACCGGTGCTGTAAGATGTCTCATTTCATTAGTTCCTCTATCGACATATAAATCATCTCCAAATGTTTCATTTCTAGGATTAGCTGCGAGTTTTGTTGTTAAGAGGTTCATGTGGAAAAATCTACTGTTTTCAATTGTTGGTAAAGTTAATGCTCCTAAATTAGTTGCTCCATAAAATACTGTTTCCGGTAATTTTTCCCATATCTCTGGATATAAAGCTTGAGTATCAAAAAAATCTCTAATAAGTCCAAGATTGCGTTCATTATATATAATATTGAAAGTAACAGCGTCATCTTGATTAGTTGTTGCTGCTGCAGCTATAGGTCTATCGAATAAAGTTTGAAATCCTTCTTCAGCATCAAGACTTCCTAATCTTACAGCACCCGTAGCATCTCTTATTTGAGGCTGATCGTCGCTATTAGCTAAATCCTTCGCCATCTTTCTCCCAGCATCGAATATTTCGGGTCTTTTTACAGCTATATATCCAAATGTAGCTATATAATCTATTGAGTTTTGATTTACAAAAGCGGGAGAGGTTGGAATATCGAGAGCTGTATATGCTGCTAATGTAGTTTGATTCACATTATAAATATTTTGAGCGTTAATTGGTTTATATGTATTTGTTTCAATAGTTTTAGTAATTGATCTTACATTAAACTCATTATCGTATATTTGAAAAATATCTTCATTTTTAGTTTCAGTTAATTGTTGAGTAATTTGTGAAGCTACAGCAGAAGGAGTATTGAAACCTTTATTTACTTCTATGTCTAATTTTTCTCGATATCTTAAATAAGTTGCTTCTTGAATAATTCCATTATGATATTTACTAGGGAATTGACTTACATCAACTCTTGTAGCTCCAGCAATATCATCAAGCTTACTATAAGCAACTTGATCTTTAACATATAAAGTATACCTTGTATTATCGACTTTTTGTTTGTAAATATAATTGTTAGCATGTTCGGCTACTCTTCTAGTCCAATCCTCAAATAAAACACAATCTTCATTTATAGCAAATCTACATGATCCAGCATTAAACCCATCTTTATCAGTATAACAATCTGGATCATCTCTTCCACTACCTCCTCTTGCATCTTGAGGAACAATAAATCTTCTAGGATGTTGAATATAATTAGGATATTCATTTGCGGTAATATAATAACCGATTACTAATGGAGCAAGATTGTCTCTCAATTCTACTTCATCACCGGTAATTTCTGCTGCTGTAAAAGCACGGAAATATCCTAATCGATATTTTGGATCATATGTATTACTCATTTTCCTATAATAATGTAGAGGATTTACTTCGACATATGTACTAACTGGATTAGCTCCTTTGGCTTCTCCTTTGAACTCAATTGTTTGTGAATTACCCGCTCCAAGCTCATTAATAAAAGCTCTCTCGACTGATACTTTATCTCCAACATCTAATCGAACACTTTGTTCTAAAGGATTAGTGAATACAGCGGGATTAGAATCATTCCCGCTTCTGCTCTCTATTGAAGCTAACCGATTACAATTTATTAGTGTAGTGTTTACATATTCAGCCATTTATATAATATTATATTATATAAATATTAAAAAAATAGATTAAAAAAACTCAAGTTATTTATTGAATGAAACCCTTATCAATCAATAGCTTATATTTATCCTCATGTTTGGATTTGAAAATATCGATTTTATCTTGTTTCTTATAATAATTAAATAATGATTTTGTTTTCAAAAGTTCTTTATTATTTTGATAATTTTCTTTTTTCTTTTCTTTATATCCATTTTTGTAATGATTTTTAGCTCTCTCTCGATTTTTGATTTTAAACTCTTCTTTATTTTTTATCACATTATGATAATATTTTTGTTCTCTTTCTCTTTTATTTTTGTAATTTGTTAAAACTCTTGCAATCTGTTCGGCAGTAAGATCCATATTGTCTATATATTATATATAGATTTTATTTTTTAAATATTAACGGAAATAAAGTGTCTGGGGTAAATATCAAAAAATATATGTCTCAAGGATTTTATTTAGAAGTTTATTTTCGAAGATTTACCCCAGACACTTTCTATTTATCTCCTCTGTCGAATGTGAAAACATACAACACTTTTAGCTGTAAGAGCCGTGCATAATGTTTCATTTTCATAAACAAAATCAACATCAAAACTATTCACAAGTATCTCCTCTGTATTTCCAAGAGCTAAATATGTTTTTTCATGAGGTTCAAAATATAAACCTCCGGTTTCATTTCCACTATTATCAAAGCGTGGGAGATGAGCTACAATTTTACTTGTTGTACCTTGTCGAGCATTTACGCTATTTTGAGTAAAATTATTCAATCTAATAAATAATGAAATATTACTGATTAATTTAGGAACACTAGAACTTTCATTTGTAGTAACAGTTTTACTTGTAGCTACTGGAACAGAAACCGGTTGATTTTGATATCCAAGAATGAGAGATGAAGAGCATTCATTAGTGCTATCTCCATATGCTACACTTTTAGCTGTAATAAATACACTTGAATAATCATCCATACCTTTAGAATCTATACCTTTAGCGGGTAATTGTGTTGCATCACTCGCATCATTAAAAGGTCTCTGTTCTAATTCTCTACAAAAAACAGTTTCATTATTCTGTTGAGACCAGCCCCACCAATCATATTCATCATATAAATTATCTGTATATATAGGATAATTTGGATAATGAGTAATACTTTCTAATGTAATTGATCGATTGGCTGCTTGAGTTCCTCTACAAGCACAAACCGGATACATAGCCCATTCAGCAGCATTCACGGGGTTCAAACATTCATTTTTGGCTGCTCCAGCAGCAGCTAAAGTTGTATTATCTGCAAGTAATAGATATTTTTTAGCTACATTATCATAAACCTCAATCTTCATCTCTTCATTATTTAAGGTGAATCTAACTTTTTCAATTTGACTTGCTACAGCTGGGGTAGCAAAATCTGCATTATGAGCTCCAGAATAAATAATTTCATTCATGTAAATACCGTTTACAGCGGGTCTTCCAACACTTCCACTATCACTACCACTTTGAAATAATCTAATAACTGCTCCACTTTTAACTACAGCAAAATCAGCATATCTAAATTGATTTGAAATATATCTTCCAGATGCTAAAGCAGTTCCAACTTTAGTCATATCAAAATAAGGGGGTAAATATGCAAAATCTCCTCCTCCAAGATCCAAGGGTTTATTAATTCTTGATAAACCACACATCCAAGAAGAAGTTCCAGTTTGAGTAACATCAAACCCACATGTACCTCCATTTTGAGCTATTGGAAACTCTCGATTTTGAACTAAAAATCCAGCACTATCAGTTGTAGTTACTTCACCGTTATTTTGATTAAAACCGTAAGCATTATTTTTTGATACATCAGTCCAAGTAATATCAGCAGCTAATCGAGTTGTAAGGGCTGAATCTTCTTGTGTGCTTACAAACTTGAAACCCTTAAATGCTAAAGATGTTCCATCATATTCTGGCGTTACCTTGATAGAACTTTCAAAACTCGCACCTTTAGTTCTAATTAAAGAAGGATGAAAGGCACAAGCATCGACTCCAGCTTGAAGATCATTAGCCATATCTTCGATATTTCTTTCATTTTTTCCACCCGCTCCAAAAGCATTACCCGCTCCAATAGTTCCTCTAAAAGGTTGAGATGTGCTACTATCAAGATCCGGTATTTCTTCACCCGCAGCTAGTTTAGTTGCATCAGTACCTATCGGCACTCCAAAATAGTGACAGAAATCGGCATTTGTTCTATCTAAAATAAATAAGCCATTTTTATTAATTTTTGCTGATTGTAGAGCAATCTCACTATTCGGGGGTATTCTCATAGTATTAAGTAAACGGTTTTGATAAGAATAAGGCTTGAAAGCGTTTGAAAACTCTGGATTATCATCTTGACCTATATTTGAAGTAATTACTAAACTCATTTTATAATAAATTAATATATTTTTATTATACCGAAAAAAAAAAAATAAAAGATATTATAAAATGTATAAAAAAAAAAAAGTTAAAAGTGTTAAGGTAAAACCTATTACGGATCATGATAAAATCCAAATAGATATTAAGAAAGATTTGGAAGAAGATAAAAAAATAAAACCGGAAAAAGTGTTCGAAGGTTATAAACCCTCAAAAAAAAAAGTTAATAAAAAAACTAAATCAAAATATTAAAATCATTCATCATCACTACTAATATCACAATCATCAAGTTCCCACTCATCATCATCATCTTTATTATAATCATAGTCATATTCTTGCATTTCATTCCATTTAGCTCGAGCTTCTTCAAGTGAAGGTAAGAACATGTAAAGTTTGCGTTCCTTTCTTAGCTGCAGTTTCTTTTCTTCATAAAGATCACTCAAACAATTCTTTTTGATTTCTCTCCAAAATGAACTGTTGTCGAACTTTCTACCGTTGTATGATTGTCTATCATAACATTTAAATATCCATTCTTTAGTATAAATTACTCTTTTCTCTTTTTTCTTGTTTTTGATTTCAGTTCCATAATTTTTATTACCGTCATAATTAGATATTTTCAAGACTTTATTCCATTCGATAAAATGTCCGTCATATTCAAAACCTCCATCTCTCATAACATTATTATACCATACCTTGGGACTATTCCAATTCATTTCAACTTGTTCTTGAAGCAATTTTGTTTTCTTAAACATTCTCGGTTTAAAATCACTAATATCTCTATTATATAAAACCTTTGCAAAAGCTTCACATGGAGCATCGAGAACCGGTTGAATATGTTTGAGTGTTTCAGCATTCATTCTACCCGATAATTTGTTATCAAGTTCTAAACAATAATGCCTTCTATCATCTTCGCTTGTTCCGGCGAACCAGTCGTTGTTTGTAGTAATAATGTAATTCGCATAGCAATCAACAATATAATTTTCTTTATTTTTTTTATTAATTGTTTGTCTTTTTTCAGTAATTTTATTCTTGATAACACCTTCAAGTTTCTTATCTCCACCCCAGAAAGCTTCATCTAGATTTATGAGGATTTTACCTTCTAATTGACCGTTGAAATCTCCAAAAAGAAAGTTAGCATTACTATTTTGTGCGTAATGATTATCACCTATGATTTGAGCTAATTTATCAAGAATAATACCCTTACCTCCACCTTGTTTCGATTTTAGTGCAAGAAGTACACCGGTTTTTACATGAGGTTTTTGAATGATATGACTGAAATAATTAAGTACATATTCATAAGCATTATCATCTCCACTACACCACAGCTCCCTAATATGATCTAAAATTGGCTGTGCTTCAGCTTCATCATAAGCATCAGCAACTTCTTTTGAAATATTGAACCCATTCCACAGATTAAATAAATCACTATTAGCATCATCTCGAGGATCGAAGCCGATTGCTCGAACTTCCCTTCGATCAATCCATTCGCACCATAGCTTGAAAGGATCAATTACAATACTTTTATTTTTTCCAGCTTCATCTTCATAGGAATGAGGAAACTTTTGTTTTAAGAAATGATCTTTTGTTTTTGTAGCATTCTTAAGATACCAGCAAGGCATCTTAATTAATTCACCATTTTCTTTCCGGATCTGCTTTTTATCTAGAATAATATAATCTCCCGTTTCTTTTACAAAGATAACTCGATTATTCATTTCTTTTAACATTTCCATTTTAGCATGATGCATACTATCATTATTTTTTTCAAAAGAAGCTGTATAAATATCTTGAAGTGATTGTTGATTTTTAGGTTGATATTTAGCTCTTAGTTTTCTTAAGAAAGTAAGACCGAGTTTATTACCCGTCTTCTTTTTTCCAAATGATTTCCATTTCTTTCTTAATTCACTAACTCCATCATAGCCGTCATCTTTTTCACTCCATTCATTATAGAATCCAAAACCAACTTCATCTCCATCTGTAATATTATGAAGAGCTAATCCAACTCTAGTCCAATTATCATATTCATAACATTCATCAGTTAGTACATTTAATATTTCTTGAAGTTCTCCAGCTTTATAAGGGTTCTTTTGTGGAACAAACTCCATTAAATCATCATCATCATCTTTTTCTTCTTTTACTTCTTTTACTTCTTCATCATCACTAGTAGTTGGAGAAACTGGAGGTGAATCATTAGGAAGAGGACGCTTGAAATGATTAGTTGCATCTGTCGATTGAATTACATGCTTAAGTATACAATAATCCTCTGTATAATTTACTGGGATCTTTTGTCGATTATCATTAGGCTTATATGAATAAAGAAATCTCATATTACCGTTGTCTCGATATACTGCTTTATCGAATATTTTAGTTCCTTTCCATTCAACATCATATAAATTATGTTTTTCATTAAACTCTTTTAATTCTGGAATAGTTGTTTGATAATCACACATAACAAAATGATATGATATAGCAAATCCTTTTATTTCTGTTTTTTGAATACCTTTCTTAACTTTCTTACCATTCACCTCTTCATAAACAGTTCTCGATTTAAGTTTAATCTTTTCACCATGAGATGAACTAATAGCAATAGTAGTATCTGGATATAATTTCTTGAGTATATCTCTAACTTTATTTTGAATAGGTTCAATATTCATCTTGTATAG